TTCCACCATTATTATCTAAACAACAAATAAGTTTTAATTTTAAATTAATTTGTTTATCACCTTCCTTGTAACAATGTTTAGAATGCGTAAAGGTAGACAAAATATTACAGGTATCTTTCCAAAAAAGTAATTTCATATCTCTGCTCCAATAATCTTTCATTACTTCTCTCCACCCAAAGCACCATAGCCACAAATATCAATCCAACTGTCCTCGTGATCAGGTGTTTCTATTAATCTACAAAGCTTAACGGCTACCATACATTGATAAACTTGACGTACTGTTACCTCTTTACCTAATAAAACAGACCACATTTTTGCAATGCGATCATGATTTTCATAAGCATCACCATAATCTTTTGCCCGATTACCATTTACTAATCGTTCTGCTTCTTCTAATATTTCTTCCCTTTTTGGCATTTTATGCTCCCATATTATACACTATGCTATCAATCATAGATTTATTCCAGAAATAATTTAACCAGCAGTTAGCTTTGTATCTGTTCCAAGATAGATCAAAAGCTGTAATGTTTACGTTAAAATTAGATAAATGATTGATTTGTTTCTCTGAAACCAAACTATTTAACCACCTCTTGCTCTTGTTAGCAGAGTCCGATGTTTCAATCTCCCTCATGAAATCATCAGCTGAAGCAATTGCCTGGTTCTTGCTGCCAATAGCAATTGTTCGGATTTTACCCCTGGATTTCTTTACAATCGCTATAGATGTATCATTAACAGTAGCAATAAGACCAAAGCCCTCAAAACCACAAGCCATCATCATAGATCCATTCCCACACATATCGATCCAACGAAATGGAGATCTATCAATTAGCTCCACTTCTGTCATCTGAAACGTAGTCATGATCTCTTCATTGCTATCAGAGCCAAATTCAAAGCCACACATAGGGCATTCTCTGACATTGAGTGGTACTGTAGCCTGACAAGAGGGACAAGTCTTCTGTGGAGCTTCTCCTATCTCTGATGGATCCCTACCATCTAGGTCCACTGTTTCATCAATAGAGCCATGTGTTAATATGCTTGTGCCAAAATCCAGAACAATACAATCTTTTTTGATGATGTTCGGATATAACTCTGGATCTATAGTTCTTAGACCCCGTCCGATCATCTGAACCATCGTTGATTTGTATGAACAAGGTCTTGTTAAAACAATACAAGACACTGGTGGTGCATCAAAGCCCTCTGTTAATACAGCCACATTGACGACAACTTGCGTATCCCCGAACTCTAAATCTTTCAGTATTCGCTTTCGATTATCTCTTGGTGTTTCAGAAGTTACGATATTCGCTTTGATTCCTCTATTGACAAACTCCTCAAGCAAATCTTCTGCATGAATAATTGTAGAACAAAACACAACTGTTTTTCTTTCTGATGCCTTACTCATCCATTCTTCAACAACTTTCTGATTGATGATCTTCTTATTCATAATGCTTTCAACAGCTGACATATCAAAGTCGTCAACTGTTTTACGCACATCATTTAACTCATTTTGCACACCAACATCGACAACATAAGCCTTTACAGGAACCAGAAACCCCTCACGTATCAGTGTAGCTACCTCAATCTGATGACAACAATTTGTAAATATATCTCTTAATCCTTGCCTATCACCTCTGTTAGGAGTAGCTGTAAACCCGACAATCTCCGAGTTAGGATTGTCAGATCTTACTTTTCTAATAACTTTTTTATAAGTTCTTGCAGCTGCATGATGGCTTTCATCTATGACAAGCATATCAATAGAACGTAGCTTATCTAAGTTTTTATCTCTAGATATAGTTTGTACCATAGAGAAGATGACATCACCTCTCCAATTCTTTTGTGTACCATCAACAATAGATGTCTTGATTGAAGGATTAACTTTCAGAAACTTCTTTTTATTCTGTGAAACAAGTTCATCTCTATGCTGTAGAACAAGAACCTTTTTATTTTTATTATGCCTTTGACCCACAAGTGCAGATAACATAATAGTTTTACCTGCGCCTGTTGGGGCAACAACAATAGTATTCGAGTGTTTATCTAAAGCATTATAAGCTGAAGACACTGCAACCTCTTGATAAGGTCTTAACATCATATTTACCTCTTTATTTCTTTATTTTTTTATTTAATTGACTTAACAGAACCAAACAGCACGCAACTGAACCCAACTTTACATAACATAACCGCCTTTGCTCAACATAACAAAACCTAACTTAAAACAACGTAACCTAACTCAACCGACTTAACATACCACAACTCAACAAAAAACAACGCAACTCAACTGAACAAAACCTAACCGCCTTAACGTGCCGTAACGGAACGCAACGGAGCGCAACGCAACTGAACTTAACGGAACCTAACTAAACCGACTTAACATACCACAGCTCAACAAAGCTCAACATAACAAAACCTAACCGACTTACGCTGCTTCTTCCTTAAATGTTTTCGCTTTTAGTTCCTCAAGGATTCTATCTATTTCACTGACATCGACATTTAATAAAGAACAAGTTCCTAAATATCTTTTTTGCCAAGATTTTAAATCACGCAAAGCTTGTAAAGCTAATTCTGTCATTGTATCTGTTTCTTTAACATCAACCGATACGTAACCACCACCATTGGCTCTATTATTAATAGGAGAAATAAGTGATGGTACATCAACGACTTCAACTTTTAAGTTTTCTATTTTAGATGGTTCAGGTATTTCAGATATATTAATTTTAATTCTAAGACCTGTAACAAACTGTCTAGCCATACTTTCTCTATGTTTGTCTGCCATTTCTTCATCAGACGCACCAAAAAAAAGATTGTAAACTTTATGATCTGGATTATCTCTTAGCCAATCGACAAATTCGGAAGGAACATAGATGTTCCTCCCTGTTTTATTTAGATAGTCATCAATAATATCTTGCCTATCTTGCTTTGTAAAACGAAGTGACATTATGCAGCCCTCCTTATAACTTCTTCTTTATAAAAATCATAAAGTTCTTGGGTTTCTTCATCATTTATAATGATGTCTTTCATCGCTTTTTCTTGAGCTTTTCTACCAATCTTAGTTCTAGTTTCCCAAATATCTTTGAATTGGTCATTACCTTCAAAATCAACAAACCAAGATCCAAAGTTTCCTTTACCTTTTTCTTGCCTGTTATCGCCAATACCGCAAATCATCCCTGCATTTTGCAACAAAGCTACAATAGAATGCTGAGAAAGTGTTGGAGTAACAAATGCAATGTCAACTTCTGCACACCATTCATTGACAATAGCTCTTGTACGAATGTCAGGTGTTTTATTCATATCACTAGATCTTACAACATCCATATAAAGCTTTGGTGTTCCCCAAATAGATATTTTCTGTTGAGGTAAAAAAATCAAACGATTTACGGATGTTTTGTTTACACCACTTGTTTCAAGGGCAGCCGTTGCCATAGCTCCTTTTACACCAGGAGCAGGAAAACCTAATAGAGTATCTCCATCTGCCATCTTATGAATAGATGATCTAAACTCTAATTCTGGATTATGCTTTATATCTTTCTTCTGTGCAGCTGTCTTACGACCAGCACCAATAAGCAAATCTCTCTTAGCTTTTTCAGCCATACGATTAAAAATAATAGGCGTATGTCCTATCATCCTTAAAGTAATTCTACCTTGCTTTAGTGCATCAATAGTGACACTTGTATTTGTAGTTTTCTTAATCATTTTACTCTCCTTCAATGATTTTAATTTTGATGGTGAGGGGGTTATACGCCCCACGCCCCCTCATCGTGGTTCTAGCAGGCACAAAGATAGCCTTGGCGCTAGATTACTTATTAGCCCAACTAGGTGCATAGCTAGTATTCGTACCTTGTTGTGGTGCTTGTTGTGGTTGTTGCACCGATGGCTGTTGCGTTGGTGGAGCCATTGCAGGCTGACCACCAGAGATATAATCTTTGTGATCCTTAGTCAATGGAGCAGATAAAACATTCTTATCCTCATAACCATTTGTACCTTTTTGTATCCTAATACGAACACAAAGCTCCATACCATTTAGATCACCAATACCCGTGATACTGTTACGTACATTAACAGCTTGCTCACTCATATCACTTATCGATAAACCTTTTGCACTATCAACTATAGCACGAATAGTTCTCATGCCAATCTCTTGTGCCTCTGGTACGTTTCTCTCTGTCATTTTATCTCCATCAACAAAGATACGATCCCAAAACTTACGTTTATCATACTGACCACCTATGATAGTAAACTCAACATCAGCCCATTTAGCCTTTGTGTCTTTGCTAAATGTAAACCAATTACCTCTACCATACATAGCTAATTCATGATTACCACCTTGTAGTTTAAGTATGACTCTGCATACTGTACCATTAGGAATAAGTTGAAAGTCACCACGTTTATCGTCTGGCTGAACGTCATTTAAATTAAACATTAGTTGTTACCTCTTCTTTCTTATTTGCAATTTTAGGATCAATAAAATCCAACTCCTTATCATGATTTGAATGATCACTGCTTAGTTTAGCAAGTAGCTTACCTAAGTGTGGCTCTTCCAAAGTATCTAATCTGCCCGATCTATCTTTGGCAGGATAGCCCCATTCATTAAGTGTTTGACACACGAATGATCGGTAGGTTCCTGTTTTTTCATCACCTGTCATGATTGCCATAGTTATGACTTCATCAACGATTCCAGGCAGTTCTCTTCCTGTCTTAGAACCCTCTATCTGAAGTTCATAGATGGTACGAGAATATTCATCTATTCTCTCATCAAGTATGCCGACAAAGACCACATTCTTATCACGAATATGCTGTAAGTGTGTTAGCCAACTCATCATTTCTCTCCCGTGCATACCATAAGCTGCTCTAGTGTCTAGTTTACCAGACCTGTCAGACTTATTCTCTGGTTGTTGTAAGCAATACTGAAAGCATAGTCTACCTGCTACAGTAATACTATCAACAAAAATAGTGTCGTACTTAGATAAAAACTGACTTGGATCGCCTAATGTAGCCAATACACTTTCATAATGCGCTTGACTATAGGCACTGTCATTACCTAAAGATGGATTAGCGCCACCTAAAAAGCAGGCAAAATCACGACATTCTCCCCAAGTTCTAGGACGAATCACATCGATAGGCCAACCCTCAATGGCTGCATCGCCTGCCTCTAGATCCATAAATAATGTTTTGTCAGAGTCTAGTGTCCTAGCAAGAGTGGTTTTACCCACCCCACTAGGTCCCATGATGACGATCTTATGTCCTCTTTTCTCTGCCATGCGTTGCTCCGCTGATATAATTTGTAGTCCCATTATGTTCTCTCCTCATCGACTTCAATAATAACACCACTTGTAGATACAGTTCGAGCCGTACTAAACATCTCCAATAGTTCTGGTGGTGCCTCTTTATATCTTTGCTCACGAATAGAAAGCTTTTTCTCTATGTAATGCTTGGATAAGTCAGGACCTAACCTTGTGGATATGTCCTCTAATGCTGGTGTATCCCACACAACATTCTTCTTAAATACACACTTAATCTTCATATCATCTTCAAAGATGTTAGTGGTACCAAAGTCTTTACCATCTTCATAAAGCTTTTGTTTAGCCTTAGCCGAATAACGATCATAGATCTTGTCATTCAGTATTTTAAGTAAAGCCTTATCTTTCTCTATACGTGACCTGATTTCTTCACGTTGTTCAAATAAACTGTCTTTTATCATGATGTCTCCTTGTTTTAATATTAATAAAAGCTAGATATGAACAATATGGTATTGTATGGAATAAATGTCAACAAGAAAATTTATTTTTTTTTCTTATTTACGTAAATGTCTATATTATAAAGGGCTTTCATGAGTTTCTTTTTTAGTTTGAACTCCTGTGTTTCAAACCCTTTTGTATCCTCAACGACCTCAACATAGTATTCATCATTCGTTATTATATGATTTGATTCTTTCTTATAACGAAAGTCTGCGATGTATCTACATATCTTAACATCATTAACTATGAGATCATATGGAACTTGAAGTTCTAAATCACGTATAAACATAGCTTTTTCCATAGCTTTTAACTGTCCATATCGTTCAGCTTCCCACTTGGAATCAAACTTCTTTCCATCGACAATAGTCTTCTTTGCCCCATACTTAGATCTTGACGAAAAGTATTTGGTATTATATGGTATTTTTAGTGCCATTTATAAGAAGGATACAATAATGTCGGATACAAGTAAATATAAAAGTATCGCCCTATCAGTTGATACATATAAAAAATTACAGTTTATCTGCCAAAAGGAACACAGGCATTTGAATCAACAAATGTCAAAGTTCGTTGATGATTACTATAATGCTAATTATGCAGATGAAAAAAAAGACCTTGCTAATCGTGGCGTTGGATCAATAGCGCACTAATCTAATAAACTTGCGCTACCTAGTCCACCCAATAAGGAAGCAGCTACAGCTGGATTTGTAGCTGCTCTTTGTCTTATATTGTTCTGTCTTATTTCTTGTGCTTGTTGTCTGACTCTATCTATTAAGCCTAGAGGTTGACTTGGCATTGTTCTTGTAGGTTGTTTTATTTGATTTATATCAAATATATTAGCTTTACTTAAATCAGTTATAGGTGCTGGAGTAGAAACATTCGGAACATTTGTTCGGGTACCTCTTTGATCACCAGTGCCTAATCTAGGAATAATTTGTTCTGTAGCTTTTCTTGTTGTACTTATTCCTTGATCTTGCATAGCATCATTAATTACACTATTTAAAGCTACCGATTTACTTTCAGCAGTTTTTTTACCTAAAGCTTCTTGCACATCTAAATACTTAGTTAAGTTATCTTTGTTTGCTAAAAATTTTGATGTAAAGAAAAATCTAGTTAACTTAGCAAGATTTTTAATAGGATTTATGGTAATACTAGCAGCAGCTATCGCCCCCTCTTTAGTAAAATCATTAAGAAAAATTAGATCTTCAGCTAATTCATTTAATCCTTTAGCTCCCTTATCACCTAATATTTCTTTTATGATTCCATTTTTATTATATCTTTTTACTTGTTCAGAAAAAGCTCTTGCAGCAGATGCATCTGAAAAAATAGTATCATCAATAGGTTCAAGTATTCTTTCTAATGTTCTTTTCTTAATATCATTAAAAGCATCTGAATTATCTCCAAAAAATCTTTTTACTGCTTGTATTTCACTTTTAGTGATACTTGGACTAGTCAATAACTCAACAGCTTCTTCAGCATTAATACCAGTTGAACTAGTATCTTTTAATTTTTGTACAATTTTAGATTTAAAAGCCTCTGTCGCATCAATATTGGCTTGATTTAATCTTTTAAAAGTATCAACAATTTCTTCACCTGGTTTTAAACTTATAACATTTTTTAATACATCATCATCAAGTTTATTTAAGCCATTAAACGCTATAGCTTTTGATAATTTTTCTACCTCTGCAAATTTATCACCAAATAAAACTTTACCAGTAGTGCCTAAATTTGTTATTTGTCTTCTAAATATCTCTCCATTAAATTTACCTAATTCTCCTCTAGATTTAGAAAGTGCATTGTCTAAAAAAGTTCTTGCTAATGTAGATCTAGTATCATTAGGATTATCTGTCGCTCTTATAATTGCTTTTAATCTTTCTGGAGAATTTTTTCTAACAATAGAATCATAAAATCTATCTAAACTAAATTTTTCTCCCTCTTCAGATGCTGCCTCTCTGATACTTCTAATGAGACCAAATTTTTCTAAATCTTCAAATCTTTTTAATCCTGTGCGATAGTTATCCATCGCTTTTTTTCTTAGTTTAGCTGCATCTTTTAATCTTTCTTTATTTTCTTTACTTAATACCTCTCCACCTCTAGGTGAATATATTCTTGATTTATCAATCATTTCGTCCATTGCATTACGAAACATTGTTAATTCATTACGTGTTGTTGGACCTATAGAATAATCAAATAATTCATCGTTTATACTTTTTCTTGCTCTTGATAATTTTGAAAAAGAGGTTCTATCGCCTAACGCATTAACGATAGAAATAACTCTTTTTGTTTGTTCTTTAAGAACATCTGTAGTTCCAAATTGTTCTTGAAGATCTTTAATTAAATTTTTTAAAGGAGCAGTGCTAAATACTTCTAATTGACCACCTGTTACATTTGCTCCACCAATTTTAAAAGATTGATCTATTTGAGCTAATTTTTCATCAATTGATTTAAATGCAGCAGTAGATACATCTGAAAAACTTTCAAAAGCTCCAGTTATATTTCTAAGGGTTGATTCATTAATATCAAAACCATCTTTAGTAGCTTTTTCAATAAAATTAAGACTATCATCTATAGCTTTTAAAGCAGCAGATTCAGCTGATTTTTGAGCTTGTAAAATTTTATTTAACTTATTTCCAGTAAAGTTTCCAATAGTCTCAGCTGCTTCTTCTATGCTTTTTCCTCCACCTAATTCATCTATTAATTTTTGTTTTTCTGTAAGAGCATAGTTAATATTTTTATTTAACCTTTCTTGTGATTTAGATACTGTTTCAGCTACTTTCTGTGGATAAGATATAAATTGTGGCGCACCAACTGCTTCAAAACTTGGTACTCCATCTTTTTCTACTATTCTTCTTCCTATTTGTATCTTTTTATCACCTATTTCATCTGTCGGTTTTGTTATTTTACCAGCTATACCTTTTCCTGCCCCTAAAATACCACGACCTGCACGAATAACTAAATCACCTAAAATACTTCCACCAGCACCTATAGCACCTTCAATTGCAACATCTTTAGCTACTTCTTTTCCAGTTTGTCTTTGAAAACCTAAAAGTGATTCAATACCTTCTTCTATTGCTTGACCCGCTGCTGAACCAACTCCTGCACCCAGAGCAGTTCCTCCTATAGTACCAGCTCCCGGAACAATTGTTCCTGCTGTGCCTCCTAAAACAGCTCCTGCTGTACCTAAAATAGCTTCAGGTAGTACACCTGCTAAATCTGCAATATCACCAAATGAAAAACCTTTATCTTCAATAACAAGATTTTTACCTACAGGATCTATTCCTCTTTTTTTCTGTCCTATTTCAGTTAAGGCTAATTGACCTTTACTATCTTTGGTATATCCCTCTTCACCCACTAAACTTTTAAGTATAGCTTCTTTTTCTTCACCTGTTTCACCAAAAGATAATCTTGCTCTCAGACCTGCATCACCACCTGTCTCGTAATCAAAATTATCATCCATATCTTTTGATTTGGCTTCATTCATTATATCTTCAAAAGTTTTAGTTTTTTGATTTTGAGAAAACAATCTACTTTTAATTAAATTTATTTCTTCTTGAGTTGGAGTATCACCAGCGATTTCAACTTCAACTATTCCTAAATTTGGTGTTTCTACTTCAATAATTGCCATAATTCTACTTTATATTAGTGAAAGTCTAAGTAACCCATTTGGCCCCATAGACAATTTTGTTTTAGTTGTATCTCCAAGATCTGTGCTTAAACCACCTAAAGCTTGATAAGGGTCTGGATTATCACTTAAATATTTAGAAGCTTCGGTTAATCCTGCATTGTACAAATTAGTAGCTGCAGATTTTAAGTTTCGTCTTTGTGCGCCTACAATTTTACCATAAAGCCTACCCATTTTTCTTACTAATTGATCTTTATCTGCACTCTCACCAAAAGAAATTTTTATCTCTCCTATAATTCTTTTAACCATAGCTCTATCATTATCTGATAAAGTTTTACCAGATTCACCTAATATTTCAGCAGCATTCTCTGCTGCTAACTTTTCGAGTATTGATTGTAATTGTACTATGCTAGTGGTATCACCGCCAGCATCTATACCTAATGCTCTAAAACCTTGAACAACTTTAGCAGCAACTTGTGATGGTATATCAATGCCTGTTTTGTTAAGTTCTACAGCAAATTCTCTAAATGTTTTATCATTTTTTTCAATAGATTTATTAATTTCATCCAATTTACCAATGTCAGTTTTAGCGTTACCTATATATTTTGGAGGTAAATATTCCCCCTTTTTTAATTTATTTGCATCAGGATATTGTACTCTAAAAGAATAATATTCATCAGCTCCAGTAAACATAGGTTCTAAATCATCTGTTTTTAAATATTTTTCCTCTATTTCTTTGGGAGATTGTGCCTCTTTTACAATATCACCCCACATCTCTCCAGGTAACACACTAAAGTTTTTACTAAACTCAGGATTAGCTTCTAATGCAGCTAATTGTGCATTTGAAAGCTTCATGTATCTACCATTTTCTGCGTTGCCTAAATATTCTCCTGCAGTTAAACCTGCTTTGCCACCAGTAGGAACAATGAAATATCCTTTTTCCTCATTAAGTTTTTTCTGAGCTGCAGCTGCAGTAGCTCTATCTTTAGCTTGTGCTTTAAGAGCGTATTGACCAGCAGCCAATTTTTCAGCATCAAATTTTTTCTGAGCCTCCTCTAATTTAGGCATCGCTTTTTCTGTGGCTTCACCTACAGATGTTAATATTTTACTGATATCAAAGCCTTTACCAGCTCTATTCTGCATCAAGCCTAAACCTAAAGCCATGAGAAAATTACTTTTATCTGGACCACCTTCTATATTTATACCCGTTGCCTTAGCAAATTCTTTCTTATAGTCCTCTAAACTTCTACCACCACCTGTGCCAGCACCTTTTGTTGCTTTACCTTTACCAGCTTTATCCATAAAGTCTTGCATAGCATCTTTAAAAGCTTCATTTAACTTATCTACATTTTCCGGTGTTGCTGGCGTTCCTTGCAGACGACCTTCTTCTTCTTTTCTAAAAGCTTCTTTCTCTCTTCCGAACAATTGTTCATCAGCTTTTACTTCCTCCTGTAAGTCAGCTACAGATTCTTCTTTTTCTTCAGGTATTGTCTGTGGCCTACCTTCTGGTGGCACTTTTGGAGATGTAGCAGATAAATTACCGAGTCTACTTAATCTTTCTCCTAAGTCTGATACTGGATCAGGTGGTTCAAATAACATCATTTTATCAGGATCAATAAGCTGTTTTTCAATTAAATCTCTCTGTGGCGTATTTAACCTTCTTTCAATTTCTCTTTGACTTAAAGTTTTTGGATCAAGAATACTTTTAAAAGCCTCTGAACTTTTTTGATAAGAATCATCAGCTAAATTTCTAAAAAATTGAGCTATCTCAGGAGGTAATCCAAGTAATTCTGAACCAATACCTGATACATCTGATGCACCCCCATAAATTCCAGATGTTACACCAGTTGTAAGATCTTCGAGTTGTCCAAGACCCATACTTAATAAGTTTGGCAGATTAGGTAATCCATAAGTTTTTTGATTTTCAGCCATACTTATCTCCTACTGATAATAACTATTGAAGGCTGTTGCAGCTCCTACACCTTGTAAAAACGGATTTGGACTTGGTTGATAAGCTGTTTGATAGGCAGAAGTTGTTCCTGCTGTCGGTGATCCTGATAAGAACTGTTGGCCTATGGATAACGGCATCAAAGCACTTTTCAATGGTGAGAACTGATTTGCTCTGAAAGCGTCTAAAACAGCCTGATCATAGCTCTGTTTCTGAGCGCCTGCTGTTGCCATAGCATTTAGATCATTGGCTGTCAGTGCGCCATATGTCTTACCTACGTCCCCCATGATACCACCAAGCTGACCAAATCCCTGACCTAACCCACCTGCTATACCACCAAGCTTACCTATACCTGCACCTAATTGACCTCTGCCTAGACCAAGGTTGCCTAAACTAGCACCAAGGCCACCCATTAGCCTACCAGATTCTAAATCTCTACGTTTACCTTTTTCAAAGGCATCCATAGAAGATGCTAACGCTGTTTTGTATCCACTTGATAAAAGTTTGGAAAGAGCATCTGCCTTTGCATCGTAAAGAGTGTTTGCTAGTTCTTGTTTTCCAAGACCTGCTCTACCACTACCAAATGCACCTCTACTAATAGCTTCTGCGTCTGCTCTTTGTTCTGCTTTTGCACCCTGTTTATCTAACTCTTTCATCGCTACATCGATGACATTCTGTTGATAAGGGTCCATAAACGCCTTAATTTGTTCGGATGGATCAAAGGCTCCTACGCCTTTTTTAACTTGACTTAGTGCTGGATCAAAATATGTTTCAGCATCGCCTATTGTTTCAGTGCCTGTTTCAAACGCTTTAGTTGCATCATCAACTAAACCTAAGCCTTCTTTAAGAGCATCACTGCCTGCCGTGCCAAACTGTGCAGCAGATTGAAAAAAAGGTTTGAATCGATCTTGATAAGCTGTTGAACCTAATGTGTTAAGCACCTGTGTCTGTAAAGGATCCATACCTGCAATTTGATACTGTGGTATACCAAACATATATTGAGAGCTTGTAGGATCTGTAAATTGTTCGGAACTTAATAGTCCCTTATCACCAAAACCAATAAAAGTACCTGACTCATCATATTGTGGATCAAATAAAGAATCCAAAATACCTTTTTCAATATTCTCAATATATGGCGCTTTTTTCTGTAATGTTTCTACATAAGATTGTTCTACCATTACGCCATCCTTTCTAAATTGCTCATCATATCATAAGCTCTTTGTATGCCTTTGTTTTGATCTCCACCACCTAGACCTTTAACAGCATCCTTTGTTAATACAAATTCACCTGCTGTCAACATAGCAGGAACATCATCGACACTACCACCACCTTCGTAAGGCATGATAGCACCATCTCTTCTTGGGAAGATCGTACCACCTCTATTAGCAGTTAAAACTGATCCCTGTTTACTAAAATCTATTAGGGGTATGCTTTCAAAACCTGCAGCAGAACCAAATTTTCTAAAATCTTGTGCTGGTAGTGGATCATCGTCATCATCACCTACTAACAATTGTGCAATTCCTCCAGTTAATAAAGCCGCACCTACAGGAGTATTGGCTACTTTATAAAAAGTGCTATCCTCATCAAGTCCTAAACCTCTTAACAAAGGCCCAAGAAAACTACCACCTTTTTTTTCAGTAGCTGTAGAAACTGTGGGTGTTGTTGGTTTGGGTATGTTTTTTTGAACACCACTCTGTTGTTGATCTTGACCAGTAAAATTAAAAGCACCACCTAAACCACCTGTTAATGCACCTTTTAAAGGATTTCCTCCAGTTAAACCACTAACAATAGCACCTGTTAAAGCATTTGTTACTAATGAGTTAGAAGCTAAACTAGGGGCTAATGCACCTAAACCTTTAGCTACAAGTCCGCCAGGACCACCTAGTATGGCTGTTCCTACTACTGGTGCTATTATATCTTTTAAGATGCTCATCTATTATTCCTTTATCATATATTTAAACATAAAGATATTAAATTTTCAATACGAACAATTGTTCTATGTTGTAACACTAACTGATCCAATACTACTGGTTGACGAAATACCTTCAGGATGTGGCTTATTTAACTCACTAATCTTAATTGTACCACCAAAATTAAACAATCCACCTGTTTCTAATCCACGATCATGTTTTTGTAAATCAACAAAAGTTAATTTATTATGTCTTCCTTCACCAGGATTTTGTATTTGATTCATGTAAATTGAAAAAGATTGAATGATTTGATTGAAATATTCTCTATCATATTCTGTTGGAGGAATAGGAAAGTGAGGTAATATTTGATCTCTTGATGACATTAGCGTTTCCCGTCTGGTCTTAAATCAACTCTAGGCGTACCTAAACGCCATGTTGTACCTGTTTCAGATGAATCTATTTTTAAAGCAAATGATCTGCCCCTTAGTCTAAAATTTATCTCATCTGTAAATTGTTCGACTTGTGCTGAGGCTCCAATCGTGCCTGCAGCCGATCTTTGAACACTTCCTGATTGATTTTGTTTATTATCATCACCTGAAAAGTTTTTAGTTAAAAAAGTTAAAGTAGCTTTAGGGGCGCTATTGGTAGAATCTCTAAATGTTAAATCTGGTAATACTTTAGATAAAAATAAAAATTTATCTCCCTCACCTATATCTATTTGACTTGATTGAATGTGAGCATCAATACTAGACACTGGACTTGTGCTACCATCATCAAATCCAACTTCATGATTGTAAAGATAATGATCTGTGGAAGCAGCTATCGGATTACTCTTAATACCTCTATCCATCCAAGCGTTTCTATTTAAAGTGCCAAAGTACCATATTTTCTGTTCGTAATTGTATATAACATATCTATCATTAGCTGTATTTACTGTTGCAGAAGATCCAGATCCTGTTGTAGTTGCTGAAGGATAAAACCACCATATCTCTGCAAATGCTGAATTTAATCCTGCCACAACTTTTTCTAATTGTTCAGTGTTAATATCAGAAAATATGTAGTCTTTTATAGGGCAAGGTAATCTTTGTACAGATCCTGCATATATATAAAATTCGTTTTGACCCATCCATACTACACTATTTTCAACTGAAACAGCTGCTAATGGTCCAGCTACAGTAATACCTTCAGCGACTACGTTAATACCAAATGTAAAAGGTGGACCTATAAATTGCATTGAATGCAATGACGTATCGGTGAAAACTAATATTTGTTGACGAGTTTCTACAGCCATGATAATTTCAGATCCTGAACCTAAGCGTAAAAAACCTGCGGTATTATCAACTTTAGTTTCCCACTCAGCTACGTTTTCCTGATCACTAAATCTAATAAGCAAAGGGTCTTGCACACCTGCAGCAGTTAAAATGCTTGGATCTCCTCCACTATCACAACCAAAAGCAATTACATGACGATCTCTATCTGATACCATTATTTGTTTAGATATCGATGGTGTTTTATTAGCAGCTGTAACAGAACCTAACGAAATAGCTCTTGTATTAGTGCCGTTTGTTTTGTCCCAAAATGCAATTATACCATCTCTTTCACATATAATTAAATCTTCACCAAAATTGTCATGACTCCATATTCTCATTGTATCTACTGAAGATACAGTCGTGTTCCAAGTTCCTGCGTTCCAAGGACCAGCTCCCCAGCCTACTGATGTAATTGAATCTTGAAGACCTGAATTAATCTGGTAAGCACCAACAATACTGCTACCTCCAGTTCCAGAGTCAGCATCAGAAGTATTACCATCTGAATTAGCATCATTAGTTGAATAAACTAAAGTACCAGCTCCGAAAGTAACAGCTCCATCTACTGTCAAACTTTTAATGCTAGTAGATGCTGCTCTTGCATTAATATAGTAAGTATCTGAGTTTCCTGTCTCTATGACATCTATTTGATATTCTTGATTTAAAACATCAGCTGTAATATTACCACCTAAAGAAACTGCTCCACTAAATGTAACAAAACTATTTAAAGTTGCACCATGAGCTGTGTCAGTAACTTTTAACGTGGACGTACCTACGGCTGCACCAGAACTATGACTTGCAGCTGTCGTTCCATGTACACCTCTAGTACAAGATAATAAATTATTATTTGTTGTATCTATTGAGTCATATTTAATTTCTTCATTGCCAATCTTTATAAAACCACTTGGAGCAAAATTAGTTGTACTTGCTAATGATATGGTAGTTGAAGAGTCATTAATGCTAGAGTCTATTGTTGTTCTTGGTGCAGTTATTGCTGAAACATCTCCAGCTGAGGTAGTTACTCTAATAGGAGTAATATCAATTAATGAAAAACCTTCTTCTATATAATATTTTCTACTAGTTCCAATACCCATATATTTAGTGCTGTCTAAAGCCATCCATGCTTTTAAAGCTCTACAACTTCCTAGAAAAGACTCTTGAGAGTATTTAACCCATCCACCTATTTTTTCTGGATAACCAAATCTAAATCTAACTTTGTCTGAATCAAACCAACCACCCTCATTACTAGAAGAAGTAAGTTCTCTATTCACTCCTGGTTTAAATTGTAATTTAGTTAAGGGCATATTATCCTTCTAACAATTTAATTCTAGCTTCCAAAGCATCATTCTTAGCTGATAATTCTTGTAAAGCTTTGACTAAGGCAGGAACAAACTTTCCATAAGACATTTCTAGTTTATCGGTATTTTCTTTCATAACTGCCTGCAAATGATCTTCACAATTATGTTTCAGTTGAGCTTCATCTACCTCTTGAGCTATAAAACCCTGACTTTTTACTTCATTCATAGAGCCATCTCGTCTATCCCATGTAAAATTGACAGGACGTAAATCATTTATAAAACTTAATCCAATATCTATATCTTCAATGTCCTTTTTATCTCTTTCGTCTGATAAAGAACTTATTGTTTGGGTATTACATCTTAAAGTTGCTACAGAGCTATCACCTAATGTAATTTCATTATTCACTGTAGCTGATGAAGCATCAGAATTATGTCCAAGACAAGTATTGTTGTCCCCAGTTGTTAAATTATCTCCTGCATTAGAACCTATACAAGTATTTTTATAACCTTCTGTCATTTCATATCCTGAACGATATCCCAAAAATGAATTTTGATATCCACTTGTATTTTTAAATCCAGATTCATGTCCAACAAAAACATTTATTTCAGCTGTTGTCACATTTCCACCTGTTGAATAACCTATAAATATATTCCTTTTTCCAGTTGTAAGAAAATCACCACTTTCATAACCCATAGCTATATTGTGTTCTGCACCTCCCTCAATTCTTTTTAAGGTAGCATAACCAATACCAATATTTGTATTTCCTGTTAAAGGGTTTGTTGAAGATGATTCAAGAGATTGATAACCTATAGCTACATTATAGCTTCCTGTTGTTACATATCTTCCTGCCTGATCACCTATAAAAGCATTCACATTTGCAGTAGTTAAGTCAGCTCCTGCTTCATTTCCAATAGCAATGTTTCTATCACCATCAAGTAAATCATATAATGCATTAACACCGATAGCAACATTTCTAAATCCACTTGTAACTGAATATAATGAACTATTACCTATAGCTACAGAACTACTTGGATTATCACTTGAAGAACCACTACTACTACCATTAGCTCTCATAGCATTAGCCCCAACTGAAGTATTAGCATCTCCTCTATAATTTCTATAACCTGCTTGATAACCAATATGAACATTTCCATATGCTGTATCAGCTTGTCGGTGAGCTTCGTAGCCTACTGATGTATTATTAGTACCTGTAGTAAGAAATCTGTTTGCATCATAACCCACAGCAGTATTGTAATTTCCACCGGATGCAATTGTGTCAAGAGCAGATGATCCTATTGCTGTATTTCCAAGAGCAGTCGAAACAACACCACCTGAAATAGTAATTGTTTTAGTAGCTCCACTTCCAGAAGCAACAACACCATTACCAACAAAATTAATTGTTCCTGCACCAGTTGATAAACTAGAGCCTTCATCTTGTATTGTTAAGGTTGATCCACCACCACCAGTTACACTAGCAATATAAGCTTTCACAGATTGTTGTGTGGGTACGAGAGTGGCACTATCAGATGCCATATCATCTTCATCAACAAAAGCCGTAATAGTAATGGTTCCATCTGATAAAGATCCAAAATTAACTGTGCCACTTGTTGTTATCGTGCCACCAGTAATAGTTCCTGTTGTTGTAATTGTGGAACTTCCATTATTTATGGATCCAAAACCAGAGGTTATACTGCCACTGTTCAATGCACCAGTTGCCGTTATATTACCTTGTGTTGTTGAACTTAATGAACCAGCTATTGAACCACCAGATACGTTAATACCTGCACTGAATACGGGTATCTGGTTCATAGTCACTACACCACCACTTGATATGGCGATTGCATCTGTATCACTTGCAGCACCAATATTTCCACCATCAGGAATAATTAAGTTTTGTGTAAGTGTTACGACACCACTAGAAGATATTGATATGGCATCTGTGTCTCCTACAGAACCAATATTACCTGCATTAGGTATAACAAGATTACCACCTAATGTTGTTAATCCACCAGTGACTACTGTGCCTGCGAGAGTTACATTTGCTCCACTAAAAGTGGCTGCCGTTGTTGTTCCAGATTTGATTATTAAATTACCACTATTGTTATTTAAAGATCCAAAAGTAGCACTATCGTCTTTTAAAAAAATAATTCCATCGTCTGAATTAAGAACAATATCACCTGCTACATCAAGTGTTAGATCTCCAGAAGATAAGTCTATTTCTGTCCCATCAATCGTAATATTATCTATTGATACACCAGCATTTGCTGTTACAGCTCCTGTTGAGGTAAAAGTACCACCTACTGTGGTATTACCTGCTACAGCAAAGGTTCCTGCTACATCTAAGTCAGTAAAGGCATCAACTACATTTGCACCAGTACCTCCACCATCTGAATAAACTACTTTAACAGATCCGTTTGGAATATTTACAGTTGATCCTGATCCTGTGCCTTGTTTTATAGTCAATATTTGACTACCAGACGTAGCATTTTCAATAATCCAAACTTTGCTTACATCATTAGGTCCTAATGTAACAGTACACGTTGAATTAAGTGTACCTGTATATTTTAAATACATCGATCTTGGAGCGCCTGTTTGACTATCAGAAGCGTTATTCATAGTCGTAGAGTGAGTGGTTGCATTCGTGGTTATAGCTTCAGTTCCAAACGCAAAGGCATCTGTTATCAAAGATAAGTTTGTGTTTGTAGCCGTACCCCATGTGCCTGATCTCTCTCCAGAAGCTATCTCTTCTAATCTTAGATTGTTTGTAAATACACTATTGCTCATATTTCATCCTATGCTTGTTGTTGGTCCCAAGAAGGACTTTGATTCGGTGTGACCAAAGAATAACTCGGTGTTTGACTTGGAGTTACCTTTGAAAAACTAGGTGTTTGACTCGGTTGCACTTGTGAATAACTCGCAGTTTGATTTGGTGTTATCTTAGTATAACTCGGATCTTGAGAAATTTCAATATTTCCCCATACAAGAACTTGACCTATTTCAGTATTGCCAGAAACTCCTTGCATATTAGTAAGTATACCACCACCATTAAGGATTGATACCATATTGCCTAATTCAACAGAAATACCAAATTGCGCTCTAGCTGCAGATGCACCGGAAGCAGCCTGAGCAGTTGAATCATCAAAGAAATCTGCACTTGCAGAATTGATAGTATCAAAAAATTCTTTTGCTAAAGATGAAATAAATATTTGCTCTCCTACAATTACTTGTTGTGCTAACTTTTCTAAAATATCAACTCTCGTAGATTCAACTACTTGAGCAGCAGCTAAGTCTCGTATGTCTTGTTCTGTGACACTAGATCCAGAAGCATTTCTAAATGTAGAGGTTCCAGTTTCTACAAAGTCTTTTTCAACAACAATACCTGCAGAACCACTTACACCTACAGCGCTTGAATCAACTGTTGCTGTAATTGAAACACCAGTTGGTGTAACAAATATTCTAAATAATACTGTTGATAATGGTAGTTCTGAAAATGATTGATGTCCGAACAATTGTGCTAACTAACCTTTTTTTCTTCT